ACGCCGTGGTGATATTGATTCAATGTCCTTTGGATTCATTGCAACAAATGATCGTTGGGAATTTGATGATGGACAGGAAGTGAGATATTTGGAGGAAGTGGAACTTCTGGAAGTCTCTGTTGTAGCATGGCCAGCGTATCAAAGTACAGAAGTCGCAGTTCGCAGTTTGTTGGCTTATCAAGAGGAAGTAAGGGTAGACCCTGACGCTGATGGCAATTGCCCCACTGGTTATCACAAGATGCCAGCAGACGATGACCATGACTCGGCTTGGTGCATGGAAGGTGAGTCGCATCCATCTGAAACCTACGATAGTGATCAAAGGAATGTGCCGGCAACAGTTGATTCTCCTAAAGCCCCTGAAGATATGTCTTGGGATGGTGATGGTGCTAGAGGTCGCGTTTTGAGGTGGGCTGGCGGTCCAGACAAAGAGAATGTCGATTGGGACAAGTATGAGAAGGCGTTTGCTTGGTTCGATGGTGAAGAGCGAGAGAACCTTGGTTCATACAAGTTGCCACATCACGATATAGTGGACGGTGAACTGAAGGTAGTGCTTCGTGGAGTCCAATCGGCTAACGGTGTTATGCAGGGTGCGATGGGCGGTGTTGAACTTCCAAGTTCAGAGCGAAGCAAAGTTCAAGCACATCTGGATTATCATCTACGGCAATTTGACAAAGAGGAAGAGAATTCTCGTACCCACGAAGTCCTTGAACTACGGTTGCGGATCGCAGAGAGCAAAAACCTCTAATTTCTTTTAACCAATTGTCGAATTAGTCACACTCGCGGTGAATAAAGAGGTGATGAGTATGGTGAGTCTTATGACTTGGAAGCCGTTGCTTACCCATTACCCTGCTCTGACATAGGTAATTTCCCCGCCGATGCGGTGTTTATCTGCTGGTTTTATTTATTAACTAGCCGTTATCGCATTATTTGCATTACGGCGCAATGAGGAAATCTTCTTATGGATCTTCAAAAATTAACTGAAAAACGCGCATCGCTTATATTTGAAGCGCGAGCAATCATGGATGCGGCTACTGCCGAAAATCGTGATTTAGATAGTGAGCAAAGAAACCAAGTAGACACCATGCTTGACGATGCTGATGGAATTGAAAAAGACATCGCGCAACGTCAACGAATGGAAGCCGCTTCGGATCGTCTTGCTCAAGTAAACGAACGAAAGACTGAGCTTCAAAAGAGTGAAGTTAGCGAACCTGCTCCTGAAGTACGCGGAATAGCAACAAGAGCGTATGCTGAAACATTTTGGCAATATGTACGAGATGGTGAACATTCACTAACTCCAGAACAGCGTGCTGTCATGGTTGAAGGGACAAACACTGTGGGTGGTTTTGCTGCACCAATGTTTGACTTTGGGCAAGCCAGTTTGCAAGACATGATTATTGAAACAATGGACTCTGCATATAACTTCCAAGAATATGCAACTCGCATTACTATTGGTGGTGAGATCAATGTGCCAGTACAAAATGCAGTTGGTACTGCCGCGTGGACAGCAGAAAATGTTGATGCGACTGAATCAGAAACAACCTTCACTCAGTTGAAATTCCAACCGCATAAAGCGACCCGCATTGTTCAGGTTTCGCGGGAACTATTGGCTGACTCGTATGTTGACATGGCATCCTTTATGGCTGGTATGTTCGGTCGTTCTTTTGCGACATTGTTGAATGCCGCTTTTATCGATGGCGATGGTACTGCAAAGCCCCATGGAATTACTGATGGTACGGATAAAGGTGCGGATGCTGCATCAGCAACAGTCATTACTTGGGATGAATTACAAACGCTGTTCTATTCGCTCAAAGAACCTTATCGAGCAAATGGCACTTGGCTTTTCAATTCAACAACTGCTGCTGAAATCCGTGGCTTGAAAGCAGACGGTCGTTACATTTGGGAACCAAGTGGACAATTAGGGCAACCCGACTTGTTACTTGGCAGACCAGTTGCAATCAATGATGATTGTGAAGATACGGCTACTGGACTCAAGCCAATTCTGTTTGGCGATCTCAGTTATTACTGGATTACTTGGCGAGAAGGAATGGACTTCCAACGACTTGACGAATTGTACGCTGTTGCGGGAAATATAGGACTTCGCAGCGAATTACGTGTCGATGGACAGCTTACTTCAAGCGAAGCAGTTAAACACATGCTAATGGCATAAGAGCCATTAGTTTATTGTTACTTAATAGTGGGAGGGGTAGACAACTGCCCCTCCCATAGTAACAGGAGAATAAAATGCCAGAATATAAAGTAATTAAAGACGGTCTTGACAAGCATAACAATCTTTATCGAGAAGGTGATGTTGTTAGTCTTGAGGAAGATTGGGCTAAACATCTAGTGGGTCGCGGGATCATAGAACTTGTTAAGGCGGTCAAAGCAGCGAAACGAGAAAAGGCAGAAAGCAAGATTAACTCTGTCAGGGAAAGATCTGGAGAATGAGTCTAGTTGTATCAGTTGAACCTACTGAAGAGCCGGTAACACGGACGGAAGTAAAAGCACATCTTCGTATTGATACGACAGATGACAACACGCTTCTTGATACATTGATTAGTGCGGCTCGACACTATGCGGAGAACTTTACGAGAAGAGCGTTTGTGACCCAAACGCTTGTTTTGCGTATGGACGCTTTCCCAGCAACAGACATCGAGTTGCCTAGAGCGCCAGCCGCCAGCGTTACATCAATCGCATACATAGATACTGATGGAGCAACCCAAACATGGGCTGCCGAAAACTATACGGTGGACGTTAATACAAAGCCAGCGCGAGTCGTGTTGGCATACGATAAAAGTTATCCAGACACACGCACTGTGATCAATGCGGTCACTGTGACCTATGTGGCTGGGTATGGAGATGCAACAACTGTCCCCCAAGGAATAAAGTTGGCGATCAAGAGTCTAGTCGGTCATTGGTACGAGAACCGCGAAGGTTCGACATATCACGACAAGGTACATCTTGTCCCACTTGCAATCGATGCACTGTTGACCCAGTACAGCATACCGGAGTTTGTATGAGTGTACGAGCCGGCAGATTGCGTCATCGCGTATCGATCCAGAGTCAAAGCACAACGCTTGATTCTTATGGAGAAACCACAGGGTCTTGGACCACTGATGATACTGTGTGGGCTGCTGTCGAACCGGTAAGTGGAACAGAGCGTGACATCGGCGAAGGTGTTGCTGGCATTGTTACCCATCGGGTAGTGATGCGGTACAGCTCTGATGTTTCTCCCAAGAAACGATTGCTGTTCGGGACTAGGGTGCTGAACATCTTGTCATCACTTAATCCAGATGAACGCGATGCACAACTGACACTCATGTGTTTGGAAGAGGTGTCCGAATGAGTAAGTATTTTGAAATATCGGGCGGCTTAACCGGAAATATGGAATTGGAAAAACTCTTCAAGGAACTTCCGGTCAAGGTGCAACGCAACGCTTGTCGTAGGGCTGCGACTAGAGCCAACAGGGAATTTCGCAATCAGGCGAAGGTAAACGTCCCAGTAATGAGTGGTAGACTTAGAAAGAATATTAAAAGTAAGGTGTCTCTCAAGCGAGACATAGTGATAGGACGTACTGGTGTTCAGTCTAAAAAGGAACAGGGTTTCTACGCCAACTACATTGAGTATGGAACTGTTACCAGATACCACAAAAAACCAACTGCTATTTCGACCATGAGGATGCAAGAAGGTGATACCCCGTGGTGGAGAAAAATAAAAAGCCGACCCGGTGGAAAAATAGCACTTGGTCGTTTCCCAGCAACAAGATTTATGAAAAGGGCGTTTTTGTCTAAGAAAGATGCAGCAAAACGTGCGTTTCATACTGAGATACATGCAACTTTGATTAGCGAGGCATTTAGCAAGAAATAAGATGGTTTATTGAAATGGCAATAGAAATAGCATTACGAGCATTGTTAGTTGCAGATAGTGATGTAACCGATCTAGTCGGCACGCGGATCTATCCTGAAATGCGACAACAGGGCGAAGACTTCCCAGCAATAGTTTATCAGTTGGTATCAACACAACCACAGAATTCTATGGCTGGTGGGGGATCAACAGTGATAACCAGAGCATCGATGTCATTCGACTCGATAGCCGAAACCTATGCTGGTGCAAAGACTCTTGCTAGTAAGGTTCGTGCTGCTATTGGAGACTTGGCTAGTAATACATATTCAACGGTAAGGATTTATAGTTGTTTCCATGAAGGAGACAGCGCAATAACAGAAGATTCACAGGTCGCGGGGGATCGGGGTGTGTCCCGAATCATTAGCGACTACACAATTTGGTATGACAATTGATTAGGAGAACGATCTTATGGCTGGCATGACATCGAATACAACAGACTTTACGTGGGATGGCACAATTACAACAGAAATACTATCGATCAGTGGACCATCGGTATCAATACCGACTATTGATGTGTCCACAATGGATCAGGGAACTGCTGGTACAACCCCAAGTGCAGGTGCAAAGCAATTTCTTAAGGGCATTGCAGATTATGGCGAAATTACATTTGAGATTGCTTTTGATATAGATGATAACGCTACTCACCTAGCACTTACAGCCGACATGCTTGTCCCACAAACCATAAAGACATGGAAAATTGAGTGGCCAGATGGAACTGACTATACAGAAGGCAGTGGTTTTATTACTGCATTTTCACCAACCGGCTCACTTGATGACAAAATGACAGCATCGGTGACAATCCGAACCACAACAGCCATCACATGGCCATCATAAATAAATAATTAGAAAGTTAGGAGAACATTATGGCAATCACAGCCAACGGAACAACAATATCATTTGACGGCAGCGTGCCGCAAGATCTACTATCGATTAGTGGACCAACATTTTCGGTAAACACAATCGATGTAACGAGTATGTCCAGTACACGAAGAGAATTTACCAGTGGTCAGTATGACTCTGGTGAAATCACATTTGAGATTGCGTATGATCCCGGATCAGTCACTCACAAGGCATTAGTAACGGATATAGATGCATCAACCGCCGCAACCGTTTGGTTTATCACATTTTCGGATAACTCAACTTGTACAGGAACAGGTTTTATTACTGCGTTTTCTTCATCTGGCACACTTGATGACAAATTGACAGCAAGTGTATCAGTTAAATGTACCGATACTATTGCATATGCAGTAGCACCATAATTTGGAGACTAATTCATGCTAGACAAAAAATCAATTCTCGATTCAGACGATCTTCCACGCGAATGTGTAACTGTCCCTGAATGGGGCGGTGACATTTTCGTTAGAACTTTAACCGGGGCAGAACGTGATTCATTTGAGCAGCAGATGCTCGACTCGCGTGGCAAGAATAAGGAAATTAACATTTCTAATATTCGCGCTCGGCTAGGCATCTTGACTATCTGCGATGAAGAAGGCACACGCCTATTTGCCGCCAAGGATATGGATGAACTTGGGAAGAAGTCTGCCGCAGCGTTGGATCGTATCTTTACAGTCGCACAGCGATTGAACGGATTGTCCGGCGAAGACGTAGAAGATCTAGCAAAAAACTAAAAGAGCCGACCAACGCGCGGCGATTTTATTTCACGTTGGCTCTAGCACTTGGCATGACTGTTCGGGAATTGTTGTCAAGGGTGGACTCTAGGGAACTTGCTGAATGGGTTGCATACAACTCACTCGATCCAATTGGCAATTTCAGAAGTGACCTTCAATCAGGAATCATAGCAAGCACTATCGCAAATGTTAATCGTGGCAAAAACACATCACCGTTTTCCCCTCACGACTTTATGCCTGTGCTGGACAAACCTACAAAGGTAGATAGCGTAGATGAAATGAAAGCAACTATGATGAGAGCCGTATCAATAATAAATAAAGACAAGGTTGAGTAATGGCAACAGTCGGAACATTGTTAATCAACGTCATCGCTAAAACTGCGGGTTTCCGTAAGGGACTGAATAAAGCAAACCGTAGGATGAAACTTTTTTCTAATGGGATGAAAAAGGTTTTTGGTGGTCTAAAGCGACTTGGATTCGTTGCGGCTGCGGCTGCAGTTGCTGCGTTTGGAATGGCACTTAGGTCAACCATTAAGACCTTCGTTGAATTTGAAGCGGGAATGGCAGAAGTCCGTTCTATTCTTCTTGATGTTTCAGACAGGGTGTTTGCAAAACTAACGAAAGTTGCGCGGCACTTGGGCGCTACCACTAGGTTTACGGCGGTGGAAGCAGCCAAAGCAATGTCTTTCATGGCGCGTGCTGGTTTTGAAGTGAATGAAGTTATGGCTGCATCGCCACACGTTCTGGACTTAGCATCAGCCGCCGGGATGGAACTTGCGGAAACAGCAGACATTGTTTCACAGGTTATACGAGGCATGGGTCTGGAGGCAACAGAAGCACAAAGAGTTACCGATGTTCTTGGTCTTACTGCGGCTAGAACAAATACATCTGTTTCCCAGTTGGGACAGGCGTTTGGATATGTAGCACCGGTAGCACACGCGCTAGGAATCACGCTAGAACAAACTGCCGCAATGCTTGGCATGTTGTCGAACGCGGGTATTCAAGCAGACCGAGCTGGTACTGGTCTTAAAAATATCTTTGCTGAGTTGGCTGCGGAAATTGACGAAAATGGAATCTCGGCTTTGGAGAAGTTTACCAAGGGCGGGATCAGCGTTGCTGAAGCGTTTGAGATATTCCAAAAGCGGGGTGGTCCAGCCATCCTTGCTCTTGAGTCTATGGCCATGAGGACAGATGAACTTATTGCTGTCTTACAATTAGCAGAAGGCACAATTAAGCGAATGAACGATATTCGCATGGACACAATTGAGGGTGCTTGGAAACTTGTTAGATCTGCTGTGTCTGATCTTCAAATTGAAATAGCAGAAAAGTTAGAACCAACAATACGAAATGTTGAAGAAAGTCTTAGGGAACTTGCAGTAGCCGCAACACTGGTGGTTGGGAATTTTGCGGAATCAATGGACGGATCTATCGTTTCTGTTCAACAACTTAATGAGGCGATTATTTCTTTAATAAAAGGAGTAAGGGTATTATCCAATGTTGTTATTAGGGTCGCTGGTGCTGTGATGATAGTTTGGACTTTGGTAAGTGCTACCGTAGTCACAGTTTTTGTTGCTGCGCTGGAAATAGTAGCCGGTGTCATGTTTGCAATTTCGACACTTTTGGGATTATTTTGGGATGATGCAAAGAGATTTGCTAATGATTTAGAACGTCTGATGGTGTCACTGGCAAAAGAAGTTGGAAGACAGTGGGTGTCTGTTGCTGACGCAGTTAAACAAACATTCGGGTCTAGTGAATTTGTCATGGGGCTTCAGGTTGTTGAGCGTGCGTTGGCAGAACAGTTGAGGTTACAGCAACAAATATATGAAGTCACAGAAGCCAATAACAAGTTGATGGTAGATCCGGTACGTCTTAGTCAAGCAATAATAAAGTCAGATCAAAAGAGAAACGATTTATTGACAGAGAGACAGAGATTGCAACGCGCTGAAGGTACTGTGAGGCAGACGGCGCATCTTTTAGGTGATCCCTCACTCATTGATAAATGGTCGCTTAAATTGAGTGGAGTAAAATCGGAAATAGAACGAGTTACGTTGGCAGGAAAAGATTTAAGGGAGAAACTTGATGCGCTTGATGCTAGATGGCAATTACAAATAAAGGTTGTGACACAGGGTTTAGAACTTGGTGATAAGGACGCGCTCAAGGGAGTAAGAGCAGAATTAGAAAAAGAGCTGGAAAAACATGTTAAAGCGCAGAAAGGGGTAAAGGCAACATCAGACGAATGGGGTTTATATGCGGCTCAAATCTCACGAGTATCAACTGCGATCACAGATCTAACAGGTCATATAGATGCTTTGAAAGGCGCAGAGGATGCATTTTTCAACGCCAACAAACGTATTGGTGAAACCAAAGCACAGTTTCAAGAGAGAATGAATTGGATTGAAGAGCAACGAGTGGCTCTGGTAGAGTGGACAAAAGATCAACACGATGAAATTGATAAACTGAATGCTGCGCTTTTGGGAGTGCCGGTAGAAATTTATTTGGGGGATATGGCGTGGTTGTCTCTTGCATCAATAGCAAATGCAAAAGCACTAGCCGCAGAAGTCAAAGCATTAGAAGACAAAAACAAACGCATGACTGACGGCCAAGCCCTTATAGAAAAACACACATCGGCAACCGACAAATATACTGCCGCAGAAGCAAGATTAAACAAGATGTTGGCCGAGGGCTTCATCGATGATCGAACACGGGTGCTTGAATTGGGAGAACTGGCAAAAGCAAGGGATGCGGCACTTGGTATTGGTAAACCAGACATGGGGAAAGCGATAGAGGGTATTCAATCCGCATTCGGTACTGTGAAAATGAAAGCCCAGTTTGGTGGTGGAGCGCAGAGTGTTGCAACAAAACAACTCAATACCGCTACTCAGCAGTTAAGTAGTTTGAAATCAATCGCTACCAATACAGGGACGATGGCATCAACAACCGGCGCAAACAGTCTTGGTATGCAGTTAGCCGGCGCAATGAACGATGTGACTTTCACTATTATAGGTATGGACAAACAAGAAGAGTTGTTGCGTGAAGGCAATGAGACAAGAGATAGTTCTTTGTCCGAATTGAAAAAGATAAATGCTGGGGTAGCGGCGATGAGTAGTAGTGGAGTTTTACAATGACCCTTGTATACACTGAGTTACTTCCCAGCAGGACAATTACGAGAGACAAGGGTGACGTTGGCGCAACAAGAACCTTCATGGTGTATGACGATGCTGGTACACAGCTTCTCATTGACGATGCGATCAACTCGTTCGATGGTCCACAGATCGGTGACGAGCATCCTGATGTAGATGGGATCTACGCATTTGGATATTCAATAGAGGCATCTAGCAAAAGGGGTTCTGCCTACGAGGTAGAATTTTCTTACAAAGTCCCAGTGGAAGATACAGATCCCGGCGGTTCAGAAGATGCGTTTACCGGTGGTCTAAATACAGATGTTGAGCCGTTAGCGATTGACGATGGTGGAAATAGTGGGGGTGGTTCTGACGATGATGATGATGATGGTATTACTGAGGGCGATTTTGATATTGCCTTTACCGGCGTTAGCATTGTTACAAGCACAAGTCTGCAAGATGCGTGGGTAAGTGATCCTGCCATCCCAGCAAGTGGAGAACAGACTAACAATTTTCAGGGTACTCCTACCGTTACTGCTTTCACAAACACGGTACATGAAGGCGGTACTCCGGTAACTGCTTATGTCCCTCAAGCCACTATCACCCTCAGTACACAATATGCTGGCTCTACATTTAATCTGGCAGGACTTCATCTTATTACCGGCATGCGAAATCAATCTACCTTTATGGGTCTAAGTGTCGGATCAGTATTGTTTATGGGGATGTCTGTTCAGAGATCCGAAATAAGTTTGTATGACATCTCATATGAGTTTTTGTGGGATGGGTGGAGTCATATGCGCCAAAGCTGTCGAAGGTTTACAGATGAGGCAAGTGTTGGTAAGCCGAATTTTACTGGTGCTACCGAAGGCATATTTGCTTCAGGTACTCTTCCCATCTATCTTCTCCAGCCCACATTGGGATTAACCAGTTTTGGATTTGCACCATGACCCAGTGGCCATCTATATCAACTGGTCTTGGGAAACTTACTCCAGCCCTTTGGGGTCGGTTACTCAAGATGCTCAAGTGGTATGAATCTCAACAACTGGATTATCGTAGGGCTGCCAATATCTTCAGTGGTGAGGCATCCAGCGTTACATACTTCCTTGCAACTATCACTGATAGTACGGAAATAACTGCTGATCAAAATATATATCGCTATTCGTGGACAGAAGTAAAACTTCTTGAAGACGATGATGGCGTAAATACAAAAACTGGTGGTAGAACTGGGTTGAAGTCGAGCGCTACTACTGGTGCATTGAATTTGTGCGAATTGCAAAACGATGATGAAAATGTATCGCCCGGTGTGGATCTGGATGGTGCAGATTATCCTGCCGGCTTTACCATGAGGGCAATAGGTTCTTGTATAGATTCTGTACAAATTGACACGGTGGTAATTATGTATGAAATTATTGATAACACTGGTGAAACACGCTGGGTATTCTGCCTGGCAAATGCTCATGATGGGATTTGTGAAGCGCCATGACCGGTTGGAGGCGAGGAAAGTGCGACTGTTGTGGTGATGAGGTTTGTGGATGTACTTGTTCACCAACAGTTGTTGATGCTGATCTTGCAGATGTAACAATCAATCATCCCGCAACTACCGTTTGGGCAATTGGCTGTGCCTGTAATTCTGTAACATGTGAATGCGAAGATAGTAGTGATCCAGATGAATATACAGGATTTTCAACCTCTGTTCCAGGTTGGAGTAAAACTGCAAGGTCGGCGGGTGGTTGTGGTCAAACCACACCTGCCTTTGGTGACTTAGAAATGATATACGACTGTGTTGATATTGACACATGGGGAGATGGTCATTATCCATCTTTATCAAATGTGTACGGTTTGGATTATGACGAATGCGGTGAAGATGGTATAAGCCCCAATACCGTAGCACTAGATGTAGGATGTTGTGGTAGTTTTCCTACTGCGCCTGAAAGTTACGCCTATTCTGATAGATGGGACACAGATGCTATGAACTATTATTGTGGTGGAGGTTGGGGCAGCGGGATATACCGGCGTAGGCAAACCGTTCTAAAGGGGTTGGGGGTGAAGGTATCACTTCATCCTGATTGCGCAGGTGAATATTGGTGGCTACTCATAGTTTTATACGCAGCATCGAGTTGCATTAGCCAAACAACGGGTAGTTCAATAGTCACCAGTAATGATGCCTGTTCTAGTAATTATTGGGAATTGCTTTATAGATGGCCTTGCGAAGGGGGGGTTGGCTTGAATTGTTGTTTCACGACCAAGCGAAGTACGGATGCAGATGTCGAATTATATTCTGGCAGACCGGGATCAACGGTGAGTGATGCTTCGCAATGGGACAAATGGAAGGGCGCTACATCGTTGGTGAATGGTGATAGGGTTGATGAAACTTATATGTGGGGACTCAACACATGTCAAACCGCCAACTCCGCAACAGGCGGTCCACTGACCGTAGTTCCTGAACTATCATGGACGGCAAGAGCAATCTGATGCAAGTAGATTGTGTTCATTGGAAAGATTGTGGGATTCCTAGAGGTGGTTGTTGCACTATCGGCGCGTGGCAGACTCCAAGCCATGAGGCGTGTTTAACCATGTGTGAATTGCGGCTTAGTTTGTCAGACCAAGATTTAGAAACAAAACTTGAAACAATAAACAACCCCAAGAAGCCAAAACCTAAAAAGAAATCGGCCTGTGGATCTAAAGGATTCGGTGATACAATAAAAAAAGCAATCGACAAAGTAACATTGGGCAAGGTCAAACCATGTGGCGGGTGTAAGAAACGGCAGGAAGCATTAAACAAACTGTTGCCATATAAAGAGAAGGACGGTAAGTAATGGAAGATAGAACATGGACAGGCACAACCGATGGCGATTGGGAGAAAGATGCCAACTGGGGTGGGGAATCTTTCCCAACAGGCGGCGAAGATGTTTTTTTCACTTCTGGAAGTGTAAATGTTGATACGAATTTGGATCAGAGTGATATAGAATTAGCGAGTTTAACAATTGGTCCGAAATATACTGGCACTATTGGTCCACTTACCGGTGATCCGGCTGTCACAGAAACGCCACTAAAGTTAGGATCGATTGCTGGCAAAATAACTTATGGTCAAAAAGTGGGGGTATGTTACATAAGTGGTGATACAAGTGGTGCTGATGCAATATTTGCTGATGTTATAGTTGAAGCAACTTCAACCGAAAGTCCAGCTCTAAAATTTGTCACTTGCGATATAACTAGATTGAACATAGTGGGCGGTTTGGGTACTGTTTACATTGGTACTGGGGTAGACATCACTAGCACAATTTTGATGGTCGGATGTAAAAGCGTGACACTAGAAATAGATTCTGCGGCTACTATCGAATGTAACATCTCCATTAGTGATGGTAGATTAGTAACTCCGATAGCCACTGATACCATAACCATGTTTGGCGGCTTGGTGGAGATGGCAGATGGTGGTGATGGGACAACCGATACCATCACAATATACGATGGAATATTCAAGTGTAAAGCCCCTGCTGATACGACCATCACCGACTTGGTGGTATATCAAGGATTTTTTGATGCAAGGGGTGCAACTGCACCGGGACAGACCCAAGTGGCCGGAACAGGAATTACCATTACCAATACAACTGTATATGAAGGTGGAATTCTTGATGAGCGAAACGGTTTACAAAATGTCACCTATTCAACTCCCATAAAAGTTCGTGGCGGCATTGTCTATCTCAACGCTGGCAGAAGTATGGATATTGATTAAAGGAAAGAAGGAAATAAATGCCGGGAGCAGTAATAACTCAGTGGACAGGCGCAGTAGATGGCGATTATTCAGATAATGCTAACTGGACAAATAATGTACCGACTACAAACGGTAATGCCGATGTATATTTCACAACAGGAAGTGTTGACTGTAATGAAAATCTCCCAGTAAGAGCAGACGAGGTTGAATATTTACAATTAACAATTGGTCCAAAATATACTGGTACAATTGGAAGTTCGACAGTTCCATTAGAACTTTATGATGGTTTAAATGGGGGAGTTGTCGATGTATTTTACGGACAAAAAACCGGACAAGTATTTCTTTACGCCAATATTACAGGCGACCTTGTTGTTGAATCTACCTCTACAAGCAATCCATCCTTGGCAATTGTGGCTTCTGCTGCTGGTTCTGTGTCTTCAATAAAGATCACTGGAGAAACATACATTACAGGTGGCAATGGGACGGTTTTGTTTGAAAAACTTGTTCTGAGTGGAGATGTATACATGGTAGATTGCAAGGGGGTAACGCTTGAGGTTGGTGAGGATTGTGTTATTGCAACAACTGATTTCTTTGTGGGAGAGGGAAGGTTGTTATTGAACAGTTTGGCTACATCCGGTGGAATAACGATAACGGATGGGCTAGTAGAAATATTGGGTAGTGGGAGTGTAAATTTAGATTCTCTCACGATGTATGGTGGAACAGTTAAATGGAAACTAACGCCCTCGTCTAGTGTTAATATCATAACTTTATTGACTATGTATGGTGGATTTTTTGATGCAAGAGGGGCAACTGCGCCATCGATGACAATTACTGATACAACGATATACAAGGGGGCGATTATAGATGAGCGTAATGGACTTTCCAACATTACCTATACCAATTCCATTGTCACTCACGGAGGGGTAATTATGTGTGATCCGTTTAGGACGATAGAGGTGAATCCATAATCTCCCAGCATGGCACTTCCCTTCACAGTAGAACATCCATCGAGAAATGTACATGTAGTACGTACACAGGTTAAGGGCTACACTGATTTTGAGCAATGGTTTCTGCTTTCCTCAGACCGGCATCACGACAATGCTCACAGTGATCACAAACTCGAACTAAAACATCTCAAACAAGCTGTCGAACGGAACGCTGGCATCATAGATGTCGGAGATCTACATTGTGCCATGCAGGGCAAGTGGGACAAGCGTGCAGACGTTACTGCGTGCAGACCAGAACAACATCAAGGAAGATACTTGGACTCTCTTGTTGAATGTGCCAGTGAATTCTATGCTCCCTATGCTGAGAATTTCATAATGATCGGTAGGGGGAATCACGAAACCTCAATACTGAAGCGACATGAAACAGATCTTACTGAACGAACATGTGAACGCATGAGCGCTTTGTCGGGTCATCATGTTCAAGCCGGCGGCTATGGTGGATGGGTACGATTCTGTTTTAAGTACATCAAGCAGAGCCAGCGATTCAATATGAAATATTTTCATGGCTCTGGAGGTGGTGGGCCTGTAACACGCGGCGTGATCCAGACTAACCGGATGGCTGTGTTCCAGCCGGACGCTGATATTGTTGTGAGTGGTCATACCCACGATCAGTGGATTGTCCCAATCGCAAGGGAGAGAATTCTTGACAACCACGAAATAACGCTCGATGAACAGATGCATATTCGGATCGGGACATATAAAGATGAATATTTAGATGGTCATGGTGGCTGGCATATTGAACGCGGAATGCCGCCTAAACCAGTTGGAGCAATGTGGTTAAGATTCTATGCTGAAAGCAAGAAAATAAAGTTTGAAGTTATTCCTGCAAAGTGACCGAAGTGTATGTGGCGAGATTACTTATCGCAGGTTACAATATTAGGAGCATTCAACACATGAATCCAGAAAAAGAAAATTATTGCGAACGTGCCTACTGGGAGAGTCCCCGATTCAACAGTTGTCGCACCAGTGGTACGGTGCGATACCTAGTGGGGTACACTTTAAGTTCGCTCCTCTTCTTATCTCTTTTTGGCATTATTGCGTTTGTAATATATTCTTTTGGCTAGATCGTGTTGAATCTATCCTTTCGCCTCCCAGCCGGCCTAACAGTCGGTTGGGAGGTTCGCGGTAACAAATATAGGAGGTAAACCGTGTTCAAAAAAGCAACAAAAGCACAGTCGAAATTACGCGCAGCCATTTATGGTCCTGCGGGTTCGGGAAAGACATTCACTTCATTGTCAGTCGCAACTGGTCTAGGAAAAAGGATCGCATTCATCGATACTGAGCGTGGCTCGGCATCCAAGTATTCAGATCGATTTGATTTCGATGTGTGTGAACTAGAAGAAAATACTCTTGGCAATTATATTACTGCAATCGGTCAAGCGGTCGAAGGAAAGTACGATGTGCTGATCATTGACTCCTTGACCCACGCATGGAAAGATCTATTAGAAGAAGTAGATCTGCTGGCGAAGACGAAATTTAGGGGAAACTCTTGGAGTGCTTGGAGTGAGGGGACACCACGGCAACGATCATTTATAGATGCCATCATTGGTGCGCCGCTTCATGTTATTGGGACGATGCGAACAAAGACCGATTGGTTAGTGGGTGAGAGTGCTAGGGGGAAGACAACAATTAGCCGTGTTGGTCTAGCGCCGGAGCAGGGCAAAGGAATCGAGTACGAATTCGACCTACTCATGGAGATTTCAACTGAACATGTTGGGCATGTTGTAAAAGATCGAACCGGCAAATTTCAAGATGCATTGATTGATAAGCCGGATGCTGAATTCGGGAAACAATTACACGCTTGGCTAACTGATGGTGAGATTGCAGAAAACACCATTGATTACGCCAAGAAGATTTTTGATGCAGAACAAGTAGTGTCTGCTGAAACCACCCCAATCACCAAGTTCTAGGAGAAACACGATGCCTTACGATTGGACAGAAGCAAGCACCGCAGAAGGTGCAGAACATTCAGAGCGAATGCCAACTGGTATTCACACCGTCACGATTACTCGGATAATTCATGGCGGTAAAAACGGAACATTTGAAAGTAAAAACGGCGATCCTCAGATCTTAGTAGTTTTTTCAGATGATCAAGCGCGGGAAGCAACCCAGATGATTACGCTTTCACAGAAAGCAGGATGGGTGCTGGCAAAATTGATGACCAACTTTGACCCCCCTATGAATCTAACCAAGATGACCGAAGCTGGTGTAACACCTGACAGTTTTGCAAGTCCTGATTTTGCAGAAACCCAATTGGTTGGCAGGAAACTTGCCATCAAGGTGGAGTGGGAAGCCAGCGCAAAAGGCGATAAAGAATATTCCAACATCACGCCTATGAATACTGGTGATATGGAAGCGGCTATGTCTGCGAGTCAAGTAGATTTTGGTACTGAACTACCAATATAGGTAATATTTCAGTTACCTCCGGTGGTGGCATTCCTTTGTTGGGTGTCATCGCCTTACCAACCCCACAAAGGAAGTCCACGGATGGCAAACGACAACACAGTTTCTTTGAAGATTGAAGATATTAAGATCAACGGTGACACGCAACCGCGAGTTTCCATTGATGACTTGGCAGTAGCCGACTATGCATATGCATATGAGTCGGGTGAGAATATGCCCCCTGTTGTCGTTTTCTTTGATGGGGTTAATCATTGGCTGGCTGACGGATTCCATCGTTGGCATGCGGCACGAAGGGCTGTTCTTACAGATCTCCCAGCAACAATAAAGGATGGGACACGCGAAGATGCCCAGTGGTATGCGATTTCCGCTAACCAAACACATGGCTTGCGCCGGTCAAATAAAGACAAACGCAGATCCGTCACAATGGCTCTTGGGATTCATCCCGATTGGAGTGATTACCAGATAGGTGAGCATGTCGGCGTATCGCATGAGATGGTCAGAATGGTTCGTGCTTCACTAGCAGAGTTTGCTAGTGAAACCGTCCGTAAGACACGCGATGGCAGGGAGATCGATACCACGAATATTGGTGGTTCTCCCAGTGAGGTATTTGTCAAGAATCCTCCGATGCCTACTGATACTGTTGACGCAATCGGCATGTTAGTGCCAGAACATCTGGTTAATAAGTGGAATGAACTGAATAGAGAAGTAAATGAGATGATCGATCACGCGAATGCGTTACAGGCATTTGTTGCTCATCTTGGTGATCGCATGGATGGGCTGGGTGCAGATGTTTCAATTAGTGCGATGCGTGCTGATGTGATCAACATTGTTTCTGCAATCCAATTGACCGCCACGCCCCATGCAATCTGTTGCTACTGCGGTGGTGATGGTTGCGAGACATGTACTAATCGTGGCTGGCTATCCAAGCACATGTTTAACTGTGTGCCTGAAGAATTGAAGATATGAATGTGGATATTGCCCCAATCAATCATCTCTCGTTATGCGCAGGATACGGAGGTATCGATCTCGGACTCTCAAGAGTTTTGCCAGATGTGCGAACAATCGCTTATGTGGAGATCGAAGCATTCGCAGTCGCAAACTTGGTCGAAAAGGTTGAAAAGGGTTGGCTGGATGAAGCACCTGTCTGGACGAACCTTAAAACCTTCGATGCAAAACCCTTTTGCGGAATGGTGGATGTCTTGTCAGGAGGTTTCCCCTGCCAGCCGTTCAGTCATGCCGGCAACAGAGAGTCTACTGACGATCCTAGACATCTATTTCCCGATGTCGAACGAATCATCGGAGAGTGTAGACCTTCAATCATCTTTCTGGAAAATGTCGAAGGAATCATCTCAGCAAAACTCCACGGAGAACCAGACACTTCGGTTCTCAAGCATGTCTTGGAAAGATTGGAAGACTTGGGTTACAAAGCAACGGCAGGAATATTCAGTGCGGAAGAAGTCGGCGCACCTCACAGACGAAAGAGGGTCTTTATCTGTGGCATTTCCAACGATGACTGTGAGCGATTCGTTCGGAAGCAGAAGAGCCACAGCGAAGAAGGATCACTGGAAGAGCAACGATGGAACGACCCTGACAGATGCGGTTCAATCTCCCAGCAACAATCTCCCAGCAGTATGGTCAACCCCAAGTGCGTTTCAGCAGGGCGGGACGGCTCAGAAATTCAGGGACAGACAACTGAAGTGGGCAGAGAAATATCACAACCATCCTCCACTGAACATTCAAGTGGAGATGGAAGACCAGAACATATCGTGGGCAACACCACAAGTGACGGACTCAACGCGAGACAACCAGATAAGGAAGCCGGACGAACTGAGCGATGCTGCCAAGCAGGGCGGGTGTCGGAATCTGAGGGAAGATGTTGTCAATTGGGCAACACCGAACACGATGGATCATCTGAGCAGGAGCGAGGAAGCACTTCGCAACCAAGCGAAGGGTCAGAGAAAGGGTCGCACGCGACCTTGCAATCTGAGGGAACAGATAGATCCCAAGTCAAACGAGATTTATTCCCAAACAGACCAAACCAATCCCAGCAATGGTGGGAATACCCAAGAACAATCGGAGAAGCCGAAGAAACTCAATCCCCTTTGGGTGTGCCAACTGATGCTGGGTTCAGAGTATCCAGCGACTTGGTTAATGCCACTAGAGTGGATTCGCTCCGACTCGGAGGCAACGGTGTAGTGCCGGCAACCGCAGCAAAAGCATTTATGTATTTGATGGATGAATTGACACGATGAAACTTAGACCGTACCAGAACGATGCCATCGAAGCCATTGAAAATGGTTGGGAAGATAACACTTCCCAGTTGTTGGTTCTCCCAACAGGTACAGGCAAGACCATCGTGTTCACCAAACTCATTGACCGGATGATCATGGGCGGTAGAACACTTGTCATTGCCCATCGTGAAGAATTGATTTGGCAAGCTGTCGCAAAAATAAAAGTTATCACTGGCATTCAACCCTCCATAGAGATGGCTGACTATCGTGCAGACGAAGGGTTCTTCTCAAGGAATCCAGTTGTGGTATCAAGCATCCAAACACAGAATGCGTGCAAGCGGTACGCCAAATTCGACCCAACACAATTTGAGTTGTTAGTAATCGATGAAGCCCATCATGCACCAGCAACAAGTTACAAGAAGTTGATTGACTACTACAAGAAACACAACCCGAACATCAAAATCCTTGGGGTCACGGCTACGCCGGATCGTGCTGACAAGAAAGCACTTGGCATGATCTTTGATACGGTTGCCTACGAATTGAAGATTCAAGATGCTATTGATGATGGCTGGCTCGTCCCAATCTCCCAGCGATCAGTCATCGTCAATGGTCTTGATTTTTCTTGTATCAAGACAACGGCTGGCGATCTGAACGGAAAGCAACTCGCGGCAGTAATGGAGTACGAATCAAATTTGCATGGCATAGCCCAGCCCACACTGGAAATTGTTGGTGATCGCAAGGCGCTTGTGTTCGCATCTAGCGTGGCACATGCTGAAAGACTATCGGAGATCTTTAATAGGTACAAGCCCAATAGGTCGGAGTGGGTATGTGGCAAGACACCAAAGGATTCTCGTAGAGAAACCCTGCGTAGGTTTGCAGACGGTAAGACACAGATCCTTGTAAACGTGGGGTGTTTCACTGAGGGATTTGATGAGCCAAGCATTGAGGTAATCGTGCTGGCTAGACCCACTAAGTCCAGAGCATTGTTTGCACAGATGGTAGGTCGTGGCACAAGAACATTGACGGGAACGCTGGATGGATTGGATGATGCTGATGTACGCAAAGAAGCAATTGTAAATTCCACAAAGCAAAATCTCGAACTGATCGACTTTGTTGGCAACACTGGAAGACATCGACTGATTCATGCGACTGATCTTCTTGGTGGTGACTACACAGATGAGGAAGTTTCATTTGCCAACACCATCATGGAAGCAACTGAGAAGTCTACCGATGTTAAAGAAGCATTGGAACAATCTAAAGAAGAGGTTGCCAAGCAAGCGGAAGAAAAGCGATTGCGGGATGAGGCAGAGCAACAACGCAGACAACAGATACGAGCGAAGGTTGACTACTCATCGAAGAGCAATGACCCATTTGCCATATTACAAATCAAGCCAGTAGAAAGGCATGAAGGGTGGTATACCAACAAGCCCTGTTCGGATCGACTCAGCGCCGGCCTTAAAAAGTTTGGTGTAGAAGCCGACATAATTGCTGGGCTGGATTCGCGTGAGGGTTCAGCGTTGATCGGCAAACTAATTGAGCGATCCAAGAATGGCAAGTGTACTTACAAGCAAGCGAAGTTACTTCGTAAGTATGGATATTCAGGTAATGAAAGTAAGAAAGAAGCGTCAAGTATTATTGATGGATTAGCAGCCAATGGTTGGCGGCGCAATCAACACACCGAAGCCCCAAGATATTAGAAAGGTCAGTCAATGGTAGATCATCTTATATTTTACTCTGGTGGCATAGCATCGTGGGCAACCGCAAAGCGTGTAGCAGATATGCATGGCACTGAGAATCTTAGGATGTTGTTTACAGATACACTCATAGAAGATCCAGACTTATACAGGTTTCTTGATGACTCGGCTGCAAATGTGGGTGGAGAACTAATCAAGATTGCAGATGGCAGAACACCTTGGGAAGTGTTTAAGGATGTACGGATGCTTGGTAATAGCCGGCTTGATCCCTGTTCCCGAATTCTAAAACGAGAGATGGCAACAAAGTGGGTAAAGAAAAATTATCCAGATCCCAAGGATGTTGTCTTATACATTGGTATGGATTGGTCAGAAGAGCATAGATACCTGAGATCAAAAAGGTTTTGGCAACCATATGAAGTGCAAGCCACACTGTTAGAAAAGCCATACCTGATGAAAGATGACATGATTGCTTGGCTTAATGATGAGGGTATAGATGAACCACGCTTATACAAATTAGGATTTCCACACAACAACTGTGGCGGTGGATGTATTAAAGCTGGTCAAGCACATTTCAAACATTTGCACAAAGCATTGCCTGAAGTTTATGCAGAGTGGGAAAGAGAAGAAGAAAAGATGAGACAATTCTTAGATAGAGATGTGTCGATTCTGAAAGATCGTAGGGGTGGTACAACTAAAACATTAACCTTGAAGCAACTGCGTAAGCGTGATGACGATCAGTGTGATCTGTTTGAGTGGGGCGGGTGTGGATGCTTCTCTACTTTTGAAGATGATGAAATGAAAGGTCAATCAACATGAAATGTAAAGACAACTCAGTGGAAGTGGCGATGTGCCTATTTGTAACTACGATAGCGATAGTCTTAACCATATTGGAACTAGACACCGGCTGGAGAATGTTCAACTGGTTTGTGGGTTTCCTGTTCTTTGTCATGGGTGTTCGTTATACATGGCTAGAATATCATTACAAGAAGATGTGGAAAGAAACATACGATAGAAGGATAGAAAGGATGTTGAACGATGAAAGATAAAAACCAACTTATCCTTGAAGAACGTGTACGCAGATACAAACAAATATGTATGCGAGTTATGTCGGATTCTCTACCTCCCAGTGATCCCCAAATTTACTTGTTGATCATGTTGGACTTACCGCCAGCCAAGACCCGCAGGGAAGCGGTTGATCTTATCTCCCAGCATCTAAATGAGGACGGCAATGAGTTACAATTGGATTGAAGCATCACAACCTAAAGTGTGGTCGAGCGAAAGTAATACGGAATGGATTCGCGTAAGTCGTACTCAGCCCTGTGCTATATGCAAGAAGCAGGATTGGTGTACAAGAGCAAGTGATAACTCCGTTCACTGTTGCATGCGAGTGCCTAGTCCAGTTGAACTTAGCAATGGTGGACATCTACATGCTGGGATAAAGACTCCCGATGGGCTGACACCAAAGGAGTCATCGAAGAAAACCCCGCGCATCAATGCAACTGCGGTGTGGACACGCTGGCTTACCTATCACACTAAATCAAGTAACATCCTAGATCTTTCTATTGAACTTGGAGTAAGGCCCGAAGCTCTCAAACGATTGCATTGTGTTCGTGCTAACCCACGGCGAAGTGCTTTTGCTTTTCCTATGTTCAACTCTTATGGTGAGATCGTTGGACTACGGCTACGCCATGACGATGGAAACAAAACCACTGTCAAGGGTAGTAAGTCTGGACTCTTTCTCCCAACAGGAATTGGGAAGGACAAGTGCTTGTTGATTGCAGAGGGTGAGTCGGATACCGCAGCATTGCTGTCGGCTGGCATGGATGCCATCGGTAGACCCAGTTGCCTTGGCTTGATCAGCATGGTCAAGGGTTATTTGAATCGACTTGATGTGATCCCTGAAATAGTTATATGTGCTGACGATGATCTGCCGGGCTTGAACGGCGCTCGCAAACTTGCAACAGGATTGTTGGAGGTGACAACCTCTGTGCGAATCATTCGTCCACCATCATGCAAGGATTTTCGTGAGTGGATATATGGTGGGGCAACTCGTCAATCCATTGAGTGTCTCATTCATGCCGCAAAGTTCTGGAGGGGTGATCGATGACCAGTTGGATACCTATCCGAAGAAACCTTTACGATTCTCCCAAGACGTTTCTGGTTGCAAGGCAACTCAAGGTAGATCGTTTTACTGTGGTTGGCATGGTGGTCTATGTGTGGAGTTGGGTAGGGGAACACTCTATTGATGGACATATTCCAGATCTCGAAGTTGATGGGCTTGATGAGATTGTTGGTATAGATGGAATTGGTGATGCAATGTTGAGGGCTGGGTGGTTGCAAATTTCTGGTGGTGACTTACTATTCCCTGAGTGGGATCAATGGAACGGTCAATGTACAAAAAAAAGGTTACTAGATGCAAGACGAAAACAACGGAAACGAAAACAAGAGTCTACGGCGTAGTCTGTGGGTGTTGGCTATCGAGATGGGAGCATTGTGTATTGGCTGTGTAATGAAGGGACTCGGTTGGATTGTTGGTATATGGTTAGGCCTTCAGTTGGTGGGTGGCATTGACCTTCCGTTCAACTGTAACTTCTACGGATTCTAAGTGTGCCTGACGAGATGGAATTTTTTGGTGGACCAGCCGATGGTAAACGAATACTCTTGGTTGAAGATGCATTCGCTGTCAAGGTTTCCTATGTAACCCAAGTCGGCCTTCAAGAAGATTACTTCTACTTGCCCTACTCCGATGACATCCTGATGTATGAAGAAATTTATTCTGGACTAATGGATGACGAAGAGCCGAATGTTGGCGTAGGATGAGTAAAGAAAAAAGGTATCGTGAAAGGACTTGGAAAGAAGTTGCTCTGTTATATAACCAGAAGTTTCATACTAGGGTGTGTCCCAGTTCACTTGAACGCACACACCGAAGATTGCTCAAGAGGATACAAGCAAAGTTCATGGAAGACCAAGTGATACGAGATTGGCTAGAGGACAACGGCTACCTCAGATCGGAATCTCCCAGTGGCAAAATCTCCCAGCAGGTATCGGAATCTCCCAGTGGCAATTAACTCGCGGCGCAAGGGAAAGACCGGCGAATTAGAATGGGCAGCTTTCATGCGATCCCACTTCGGGGTCAATGCCAGAAGGGGATGTCAGTATGCTGGCGGTGTTGATTCACCTGACGTTATCGGCTGGGAGGGGACTCACGCGGAAGTCAAGCGTTCGGAGTCTCTCAACCTAAGTCGTGCCATGAAACGCTGTGTGGAGGATTCTAAGGGGCAAGCAATACCCTATGTGGCTCACAGGAAGAACAGGGAGGAATGGATGATCACTGTGAGAGCATCTGACCTACTGGACTTCATTGAGTGCATTAAAAAACCCACATCACCAGAGGCATGATGTGGGCTGTGAGTGGGGCAGTTGTCAACTACCAGTAAGCCATTCGTTGTGGATGTCATCGATCCACCAAGACTCTGGATTATCTCCCAGTGCTGATGCAAGTTTCGCAGTCAGTTTATCCTTGATGCCATCGTAAGTCGGATTCTGTGGTCTACGAAGCAATTCCTTATGAGGTTCAGGGTTCTCAACCTTGATGTAGACAATCGCATATGTATCTGGTGAGATGTTTTCATCTTCATCCAAGCACCCTTCGTCAGTCATCCATTCGCACAACAACTTTTCCAATTCTTCTAAATCGTTAGAGGTATACTCGCAGTTTTCAATTATCAAGTAATACTTTTTACCTTCACCATCTGGTCTACCAAAATTGAACCTTCCATCAACATTCACTAGGATGTGATATGTTTCCATAACATACCCACCTTCTGTCCATGAGTCCATGTATGTCAATGCGGTTACCACATCGTCAGGATCATCGTGGTTTTCATAACTTCCAGTAACCTTCTTACGAGTGGCTTGCATAGTCTTTAGATGTTCCATTAACCGTTGTCCTCCTTGGTAGATATAAACAAGAATCCCCCGCCGTTGCCTTCTTCATCACGACTAACTTCTACTTGCCTTTCAGTCTTGTCTGCTAGAGTCATGGTGAATACAGGAAAAGGATCAAGCGCATATTCGTCCTCTAAAAAATTGAATCCTGTAATCGTTGCTCCGACAAGTTGGTTGTAATATTCTTTGGGCATTGTCATTAGACATTATCCTTTCAAGATAAGTTAAGTTGAAAACCTACTGTGTCCCAGTTGGTTCGTGTGGCTTCTTCTGGTAGTTCCAAACGCAGTGCGATGATATGTTGAAGTTCTGTTGCACGACCCATCGTATGTAGCACATGTGCGAATGCCTGAATCTTCTTAGCGTTTCGCATCTTGCCGTACCGTGTTACGAGTTGATCGTCCGTCATCGTGTTGATCCGTTTCCTTTCATGTTTTAGGGTTGCTTCACTCATTTGTATGGGTACTCCGAATCATCTCTATCATCCTCAAACCTTTTCACAACACGACCAAGACAAGTCATGGAGTCATCTCTAGGGACATCGCCCCCACCCTTCGCAAGGAATTCTGCAAAGAAGTATTTGAGGACTTGGGATATTTGATCGGCATTAAAATCTGGCTTGGAGTTGCAGAAGGGATGTCCAACTCCCAAGCAATCTTCTACCAGCCACATGATGATGCCTCTCCCAGCATCGGTATCGTTCCCCCACAAATCCTCTACGAATGCATAGAGGTCTGCCCCAGTGGCTTCCTTAAGAAACTCCGGTATGTCATCAAGTGAATTTATTACTGGTGTGTCATTCGGTATATCTCTGTGGTACTTACTTTGTCTCATCGGTGTCCTTTCTACTGAAGTTTCAAATTTAGCACAGCACATACCATGCCCAGTGTTTCGCTATTTAGTTTTGTCCTGCCGGAGAAGTATCGGTACAAGCAGTCCTTAGTAATTTGGTGACCACACGCGGTAAGAATCTTGTTCATCTCGTACACGGTGTACTTCTGCTTGTCCATTGCTTCACCGATTACCTTACGCATCTCATTCGCCTTGGCTGTTCGCTTGATCTCTTTGATACATTCTTTGGGGTATTCCATTAGGCGTTCTCCTTCCCAGCAAGTTTGTTAGCGACTTGCATGATGTTGTGGAACTTGTCCAAGTGATCATTGAGCATTGCCCCCGCTTCTTTCATAACCGCAATGTCGTGTTCCATGTCCTTGGACTCATCAAATGCTAAGCGAGAAATCATCGTTCCAATCTCGCATGGGTTCGGCAAGTTGTCGTAGATTGCTTTGATTGTTGAATCTCCCAGTGGCTCTGGTGCATGCTCCTGTCCCAATTGCTTGATTGCTTCTTGAATGACATCTTCTCCCCATTCGTGTCCTTCGCGGTCTTCTGAACATTGAGCAGATAAGTCAGACAAAAGATCATTGACTCTATTCTCTGGTAAGCAATTCAAGCATAAGTCATCGCCACCGACTCTAGTCACCTCTTCGGGTCGGTCAATTACTTCTTCACATTTGTCACAGTAAGTTGGCATAGTTATCCTTTCGTTAAGTCCCAGTTGTAGAAGTAACCTTGGTGTGGACAATCTTTTGGCTTGGCATCAGCAGTCCACTCAAAGTTAGGATCACGGCTAAGTGTTGGGTAGATGATTCCATTTTGGTCATCAAGGAATGCCAAGGTAATACCATCGTCACGACTCAGAGTCCTGTTGGCAATAGCAGGATGTTCGCGGTTCATCTCAGCGACCAGTTCGTAGTAATCCTTACCACCAAACACTCCGTACCCTTCGTAGTCTACTTCTATCCACACATTGTCGGCGTTGTCCCGCATGCATACAGTGAATGTCGCAACATCACTGTATCGGCTTGCGATGGACTCGTTTGTATCTGCTGTCATCCAACTAAAAAATCCCATGTTCTTTCCTTTCTGGTTCTAGTTAATCCGCTTCAATTAAAGACAAGTCTTTTGTGTCAATTGTTTCTATTGACCCATCCGAAAATTGCACAAGCAATTTTCCATATACAGTTAAAGAGACAATAATTCCGGCGCGGTTGTTTGCGTGTACTGAGTCGCCTATTTCATAGTTCCGTTCCATTCTTTATCCTTTCTGCCGGCTGTATTACCGACCCCCATAGTATAACAGACAATAGTCTACTAGTCAAGTCCAAATCTCCCAGCACCTGAATCTCCCAGCACCTGAATCTCCCAGCACCTGAATCTCCCAGCACCTGAATTTCCCAGCAAGTCCAAATCTCCCAGCAGTTATCTGTGCCTACGCGGGAAATTTGGCGAATTCTCGAACCCTAACAGACCCCGAACAGTACACGCCACGGTACACGCCACGGTACATGCCACGGTACACGCCACGGTACATGCCACGGTACACGCCACGGTACATACCACAGTACATGCCACGGTACACGCCACGGTACAAGCCACGGTATAAGCCACAGTACAAGCCACGGTACACGCCACGGTACACGCCACAGTACATGCCACGGTACACGCCACGGTACAAGCCACGGTATAAGCCACGGTATAAGCCACGGTATAAGCCACAGTACATACCACAGTACATGCCACGGTACACGCCACGGTACAAGCCACGGTATAAGCCACAGTACAAGCCACGGTATAAGCCACGGTACACGGCGCGCATTAAAAAACCCCGCCAATATGCGCGGGGTGTGGGGTTCAATTGTCGCGGTGTTAATCGCTTACATGCCGAACAATTAGATGATCTTTAGCCCATGGGGTGGGGTTGTCTATTTCGCTCGCTGTAGAATACTTAGCCCCTGCAATAGCCGTGGGGCGATCTAGCATGGTAAAGGTAGTAACGCCGATGTTAATCGACAAAGCCGGCGTGCCCCATGCTAGGGGCTTACCATAGTAACCATGATTGGCGATATGTAAAATCCCATCGGTGGGGCATACCAACACCGAAAGCCGGCGCGGGTTACCGTTGGTATCGTTCTTTGTTGATAGTTGAATATGTACGGTATTTTTTGGCATGTTCTTAGTCCTTTCATTAACGGTGTACAGGGTAGATGATATCTACCGTGGAAATTGCACACGCTGTACAACTCCCACACTTAGAGCGCGTCATCGCTTGCTTGCGGCGTTCACGCTGTGACGGCTTAGTGTTTAAATGTTGCGCCGCGACTGCGGGGCATACGATACATTTTCGTCCAGTTATCGCGGATCGTTTGCGCGCCATCTCTTTAGATACTGCAACGCGCTCGGCGGGGCTGTGATCTTGCATTGAACCTCCCACAGTGGATACCGGTATATCGGCGTGCTTGTCGAAATCATACGCCGGCGATGATAGCCGGACGGCTACGATGTCACCAACGGCTTCATTGTATGCGTGATACTTTGCCAGTGATTCAACCGGCAAGTGGATAGGCGTACCGGCGGCGGTTACCTCTTCACATAGTGTTCGGAAGTTATCCGGCACAACTACCGGCACGCTACCGAAAGCCGAAAACCGAAACCACGGTACATGACCCCGCGTAGCAAGTAGATACGCAAATTCAAGCCGCGCGCGGTCGATTAACTCGGTAGCCGGCTCGACCTCATGCCGCGCCAACTTCCCGCGTAATGACTTGCCACGATAGCCGGCTTCAAGTGTTGCCGCGTAACACTTGCCATCCGCCGGCGCTGCGTTGGGGTTGGTACTGTTGGGGTGATACATGCAGCCGGTGTCACAGTTAAGACCGCCGGATACGCCGAAATTCAGCGCAACCCCGCCGGCTACCGATTTACTGAATGTCGATAGCGGCGGGGACTTTGTTTCAATTGTCAAGTTAGCCATTTTAGTTGTCATAATCTGCGCTCCCTGTTAGTAAGCATATCACGATTGAAAAAATAAAAAGCCATTTAAAAACGGCGGGATAGAATGCTCCCACAATTAAGATAATGACGAACGGTATCAAGAGGGCTGTTATCATGTTTTTTTTACTCCAAAAATAAAGTCCAGTTCCCAATGGGTATATCTTCCCAATGGGTCAAGATACGCGCTCAATGTAGAATGTATGACCCTGCGCGTACGCTGTCATGTATCGCGGATCAACATCGGCGTGGCTTGTGAATTGTGAAGAGTCAAGAACGATATAAACATCACCGCCGGCGCGGTATGTGTAATCGGTCACAATCTCGGTACACTCGGTACATGCAAGCCCGAGCGCGACTACTAACGCTTGCATGCGAGCAAAGCGCGGTATTGGTTGTGTGTGTGTGTGTGGTAGTGTCATGGTGTCTGTGTCCTTTCATTAGACGGCTAGGAAGTGCGCGGATTGCGCGGGAAAGTATGCAACACTTGCATATGTAAAGATTGATTCAGTATTGTTCTTTGTGAAGTCATACGCGCGGAATGGGTTGAAGTGTACGGTTACCGTATCGACTGCTTGTAACCACTCGACATCGGTCGAGCCATCGGCAACAATTGTACCCTCTATTTTGGCTACAACTTCACGCGATTGCTTGGCGCGGATACGGTCGACTCCCTTGTGGGATACTATCGGCGTGGCATCGGTAAGGGTCACGCGCTCGGCGTGGTGTGACAATCGCCAACCCTTGCCGGCTATCTTCACGCATACGCTCCATTGCTCACGGTGTCCTGCGCTTTGTCTATTTAGATTCTTATGTACTCGTACTAATGTTCCTGTGGGTAGTGTCATGGTAATCCTTTCGATGCTGTAATGGTACTCGATTATTATCGACTACGCAAGCCGTCACCATGATATTATTCTCGGTCTATATATAGTCGAGCCGGCGCGGTCACGGTGTCACTGCCGGCGTTGTACCCCACATATGGCCCACTACATATAGTGGTCTGAGGTTCGAGAGCCACTACATATGGGGTACTACATGTTGTGGTCTACTATTCGAGAACCCTAACAGAACCCGAACA